GGTTGCAGTCCTATCTTGGTGCTTATTGTCTTGGTGGAAGTGGCAGCTATCAAGTTCGGGTAGTTAGAGGTTAATTATGGCAGGAGCATTAGACACAGCTTTTAAATCTCTAGCTAAAAGCGTAGTTGCTGATCTTGGATCGGCTTTAGATACCACGATTACTTATTCTGTGAAAACGGAAGGAAGTTATAACGTAGCGGCAGGAAAACAATTAGAAGTTACAACAACTTATGCTGATATAAAGGTTCCTATTGAATTTATTAAATCAATAGAGGATGAAGGCAGGGAGTTGAGGCAAGCGAAGTTATATGTTACGCCTGACTTGATAGGAGATCATCAACCTACTTTTAGAGATGAAATAACATTAAGTTATGCAGGATCAAATTGTGTAGCACAAATTTTTGATATAGATACAAAAAAAGGTGGGCAGGTTTATTTACATACTTTATTAGTGAGATTTTAATGGGTAAATTATCGAAAAAAATAAGAGAAGGGATACAAAGAGATCTTGATCAATCTTTTAATGAATTTATTCGGTTTGCTTTAGACGGACTACCTGAAGCTAGTCCTCAATGGACTGGATTTTTTGCTTCCAGTTGGACAGCCACTAAAAATAGATTAAGTCCAAGTCAGGGGGATTTTGTTAGAGACTACGAACCTTGGGCAGCTATTAAGAAGATCAAACTGGGAACTCTTAAGTCTTATCCTCCTTATGTTTCTCCTCGTTTTGATTTCAAACCAAATTTTAAGTTTGGAGAGACTGTCTATATTGGGAATAAGACTGAATATGCTAAATATGCTCTTGCCTCTCCTAAAAGCAATTTAATTCCTTACATAGGACAGTTAGGTTCCGTTGCTAAAGAAGTATTTAGAACGCAAAAAGGTGCAGGGCTTAGAATTGCAGAAAGCTCTTCTTCTCGCATTAGATACAAAGCATTATGACTCTTACTACAACCAGAGCAGCGTTTGAAAAAGCAATTACTGATGCTGTTACAGATAGCAACCCTACGATAAAAATAATTTATGACAACATTCCTTATACTTTGCCAGGTAAAACTAAAAAATATTTAGCAATAAAAATTAGTTTTAGTCAGTCAACAGTACAGGCTCAAGGTGCTGCTTCAAATTTTTACACAGGTACGGTTCAATGTAATATTTATGTCCCTAAAAATAAAGGCACATCTGAAGTTTCAATAGTTGGAGAGACAGTAATAACTGGTTTAACCTCTGTTAACAAATCAGATTATGTTGATACTTATAGTTGTGATCCTAAAGTTTTAGAGATTTCTGGCCCTTTAATGGTTGAAACAGAACAAGAATCTCATTATTTAGGAATAATTTCTTGTCAATTTTCTGCCAATGCTTAAATAATATTGTATTATATATATGAAACTAAGGAACTCTATGACAGACAGAGCAGTTGATCTCCTACGCAACAAATTTGGAGTTAGTCAGCTATATACCTATGATGTTAAACAGGAAGGTGAAGTTGTTCTCTCTATTTTCTGGCATCCTTTGACGATTGCGGAAAGGGAATCAATCCAAAAGAAATCAGGTTCAGAAGATGCTAATGAATTTGCATTAGGGCTGATGATAGAAAAAGCTTTAGATAAAAATGGTAAAAGGTTATTTGCTGATGGAGACAAGGCTGTTTTAAGAAGAGAAATTGAAGCTTCTATTCTTCAAGAGATACAATTAGAAATGCTTGGATCAGGAGAAAAGGCAAAAGTGGAGGACGCTAAAGCGGAATTGAAAAGCTAGAGGCGATTGGTATTTTCTTTTCGCCTTAGCTAAAGAGCTTGGGATGACAGTTAATAGGTTATGTAATGAATTAAGTGCAGAGGAAATGACAGGATGGGCTGCTTTTTTTGAATTAAAGAACGAAAGAGATGAAAAACAAATGGAAGAAGCGAAAAGAGGTAGCAGCAGAGTTATGAGATAGGATTAGAATAATGAAATAAAAAGTTCTGGTACGTTGTGGCGATCCAAGACATTACCTTAGTTGTAAAGACGAAGGTAGATCAATTAAATAAATTAGAGAAGTCTATTGATACTGTTGAGAAGAAGATTGGGAAGGTATCAAAGAAAGTTATTGTTTTAGATACATCGAAGGCTGTAAGAAATGTAGAAAAGCTCAATGATTCTTTAGAAAAAGCAAGCAGATTCGTTAAGCGTTTTAGTCAAGAAGCAAAAGGTTTTACAGGCGTAAGGGCTATAAGTAATGAGTTGGGGATGATGAACCAACAACTTGCTCAAGCAAGAAAAGCTTTTAATGATACAAGTGCCGCAATGAAGGCATATAAGGAAGCAAATGGGAAGTTAGAGCAAGCAGATAAGAATAGAATAAGGACAACTCAGCAACAAAATGCTGCGTTATCAATTTTAGCTATTACATATAAGAAGTTAAGGATAGAAAATGATGCGTTTGTAGCTGCTTCAGCTAGAGCATTTAGTCAGAAAAAAGGAGGAGATGGTCTTACTGGTGGAGATACATTTGGAAGTATTCAAAAAAGAGTCAAGGTATTAAAAGAATGGCCTAAAACTTTAGATGCTTCAGCAAGAGCGTTACAAGAAGTCAATTTCTTACTAAATCTTGCAGTTAAAGATAGTAAAGCTTTCAACCTTTTAGCTAAGACAAAGATTGAGTTAGAACTTAAAGAGAAAAAGATTTTAGAAGCTATCACTCCTGAGAAGAAAAAACAAACAGAAGAAGAAAAGAAACAAGTTGATTTTCTTCAGAGACATGTAAACGAGTTAGATGATTTAAAGAAAAAGTATGGAGAGATTAGAAATATAGGTTCTCAAATAAAGAATATTTTCTCAGGTTTAGGATTAGGTACTCAATTCGGATCTTCAGCAGCTTTATTTGGTGGAGGAATGATTTCCTCTGGAATCGGAGGCTTACTGGGAGGTATAGGTTTAGGTGGAACACCTGCTGCAAAAGCTTTCTCTGGTCTAGGTAAAACAACAAATATTCTTGCAAGCGTTGATGCGATAGGAAAGTTAGCAGTAGGAGCGCAGGGTTTAGCTGTAGCAGCCGATCAAGCAGCTAGAAGTGTTTTCTCTGTAGGAAAGGCTCTTACTAATTTTGTTACCAAAGGATTTATTTCTAAATGGGAATCTTCTTATTTCCAGAAGTTTCTTCGCTCTGGGATGCAGGATTTAGATATAACAAGAGCCAGTCAAAGACCTCAATTAAGTAATTTTGATGGACAGTTACAGAATTATTTAAACGATGTTCAAGCGAGTCTTTCGGGATTAGATACTCCCATGAGGAGACAGGCTCCTAAGACAGGGCCATCTCGTTTTGCCTCAATAGATGCAAGAGCTTCAGGCTTATCTTGGTTTGAAATGTTGTTCCCAGGCAACATTAAGGAGATTTTCACAGGCATGTCCATGATGGGTGGATCGCCGTTTGCTGCGGCTCAAGACATGGGTGTGGATGCTCAGAAATGGGATCAATATAATAAGGATCTAGCTAATGATCAAAAATTTACTGACCTTGTAAATCAAGAAATTAAATTAAAAAGACAAATTTTGAATCTTGAGAAAGCAAGAGCAAATGCTGTTAAAAAACTAACAGACGTACATAAGACAGAAGCACAAAAGCAACAAGAGATGATTCAGAAGTTTGATGCTTCTATGAAGGCAACAAAGACTAGAGTTCAAGCTGCCTCACCAGGTTCAATGATTGGTGGAAGGCAAATGCCTAGTCCTTATGGTTTAGGTCGTGGAGATATGGTTCCTACTGCAACAGAAAAGGCAATTAGAAGACAGAACGAGCAAAGAATGAAGCAAGCAAGAATATCAGGAAAAATACTTGGAAATGATATTAAATTATTGGATAACCACGGGAAAATAGTAGATAAACAGGCTCAATCAGCCAAGATTTCTAAAAATCTATTCTCTACATCACAAAGACGTAATAGATCCTTAAGAGCAAGACTGAAATTGATGGGCAAGAGCATGGGGATGAGTAGCAATACAAAAGATTTAGAAAGCATGATGCTTGGAGCAGGTTTCCCTCTCTTATTTGGTGGCGGTGTTGGATCTGTTGGAGGTAGTATCGCAGGTTCAGGACTAGCCTCCATGTTTGGAGTTAGTGGTTTTGGAGCGCAAATATTTGGTAGTGCCATAGGACAACAATTAGAAACTTTAGTCAAAAGGGCTGGTGATTTAGGAAGGGCAACTCAAGAGATGAATTTTGACAAGTTAGAAGAACAGGGAATTGTTATTAGTGGAGAGATGAAACATCAAGTTGAATTATTAAAAGAGATGGGTAAGACAGAACAAGCTAGGTTATTAATCTCCAGACAAGTGCAACAAAGTACAGGTGCTAGTGGAGATGTAACGAAAGACATTAGTCGTTCTTTAACGATTTTAAATAAAGGATTTACTGATCTTGTAAATTCAGCAGGAACAAGTCTTGGTAGTTTTTTAGTTCCTTTCAATGTCGCTTTAGGTGGTTTATTAAAAGCTCTCTCTATTCCGTTTGTTGGTATTAATACTTTAGTCACAGGATTTAGGTCTTTAATACAAGACATGCCTGTTGTTGATAAGTGGTTCGACAAGCTAGATAAAAAACTTCAAGACATGGGCTTAGCAGCAAACAAAATAGCAAGAGCTTTCGATATAAAAGGTGACAGACTTATGACTACAACAAGTCTTCAAGGACAGAAAAAGATTGGACAAGAAGCCAAATCTTTTGCAGGACAAAGATTTAATTTAGGTATAGACGAGAAAATTCTTAGACAGACAACAAGAGGTCAAATGGAAGATGAATTACGAAAAGAAGGAGTTTTAAATTACACAGGAACGAATAAAAATAAAATTGCAACAATGAATAGAATCCAACAGTATTACAAGCAAGTGTTTGACAGTGGGCAGCTTCAGATTGATAACAAAAGAACTGTTTTAGATGAAGATGAAGGCATCCAATTAGGCAAGATGGAGAGAGAAGTTAAGTTCTTAGAAAGGCAAAATGAATTAAAACAAAAAATACTTGCTGCTGATAAGATCAATGATGATCAGTTAAGTACACGCTTAACTTTTGAATCACAAGCTCTTGAAATTAGAAATAAATTAGGAGAGGACTTACGGACAAACTTAGATACAGAGCAACAAGTTCTTCTTGTTAAAAAAGCTATAGCTGACATAGATGCTTTAAGAATAGCGACATCACAGCAACTAACTAAAGAAGAGCAAAGAGTTCTTGAGGTGAAAAAACAAATTGGTTTTGCAATTAAAGATGGAATAGTTGATGGTTTAAATCAAGCAATAGATGGAACGAAGACATTAGGAGAGGTTGCTTCAAGTGTGTTTAGGAAAATTAGTAATGCTTTATTAAATTACGGTGTTGAATCTGCCCTGATCGGGATGACAGGGGGGAAAGGTGGTTTCTTCTCTAACGTATTCGGAAGAGCTTCAGGAGGCCCAGTAACAGGAGGATCTCCTTACATCGTTGGAGAAAAAGGCCCAGAATTATTTGTTCCAGGTTCTAGCGGTAATATCGTTCCAAATCATGCAATGGGAGGAGCAAACGTAGTAGTTAACGTAGATGCTTCTGGTTCGTCAGTAGAAGGTGACGCAGGGCAAGCTGAGCAACTTGGAAGTATGCTGGCAGCAGCAGTTCAATCTGAAATTGCTAATCAGCAACGACCAGGAGGGCTTTTAGCTCGTAGATAATGGCAACATTTCCATCAATCACTCCTTCGTATGGAGCAAACCAAAGAAATACTCCTAAAACCCGTGTCAGTAGCATGGGTGATGGGTATGAAATCAGAGTAAACGTAGGTTTAAATCAGAATCCAAAACAATGGAGTTTACGTTGGCAAAATATTAGTGAAACCGATGCAGATACAATTTCTACGTTCTTAGATAACAGAGCTTCAGATGGAGCAAGCTTTACTTGGACTCCTCCTGACACTACAACTTCTTATAAATGGGTGTGCGATAGTTGGACAAAATCAATACCTTACCTAAATCGAGCTACTATAAGTGCAACATTTAGACAGGTATTTGAAGCATGAGCACAATTGTCACTAGAGCTGGCAAAGGCTCACCATTAACTCATACAGAAGTTGATGCTAATTTTACAAATTTAAACACTGATAAAGCTGGTTATATAACTGGTGAAGGTGGAGCTGTAACGCAAGCTACTTCAAAATCGACTGCGGTTACTTTAAGTAAAAAGTGTGGAACGGTCACAATGAATAATGCTGCTTTAGCGGCTGATACTATTGTTTCTTTTACTCTCACAAATACAACGATTGCGGCAACTGATGTTGTTGTTTTAAATCATGCTTCTGGTGGTACAGCAGGAAAGTATGCTTTAAACGCACAAGCAGCAGCAGGTTCAGCTTTAATCAATGTGACCAACATTTCAGCAGGAGCGTTAAGTGAAGCAATTGTTATTCGTTTTGCTGTTATAAAAGCTGTAGCTGCATAAATCAATGCTGTATTGCGTTGTTAATTATTGGGTCGCTGACTACGCAGAAGGCGAAGGTGGTTTTAACTTACAAAAAACCTTACAAGATGCTGATGCCAAAACAATTGTTGAATTATTTGATTTTGAATTAAATACTGCCCAACATGGAGAAACAACTGTTCATAGATTTACTAATACAAAGAATGAATTAGGTAACGATATTGTTTGGCAAGGGAATACTTATACCGCAATACCATTAAAGGCAGAAGGATATGAAGCCAGTGGGCAAGGTACATTACCTAGACCAAATATTTCTGTTTCTAACCTGCTTGGTACGTTTACAACGTTAATTGCTATTTTGCCTGACGGATTGGAAGGTTGCAAAGTGACAAGAACTCGTACTTTGTCTAAATATTTAGATGCTGTTAATTTCAGTTCAGTTGGAACGTATGTTGATTTTAATTATTGGAAGGCTGAAAATGCAACTGATGGTAAACCTTATACATACAGTACAGATAATGACCCCGATCCAACAAGTTATTTTAGACCAAGAGATATTTATTTTATAGATAGAAAATCGATGGAAAATAGAGATGTTATTTCCTACGAAATGTGTAGTGCGTTTGATTTGGCTGGAGTAAGATTACCAAAACGACAAATATTGCCTGATGACTTCCCTGGAGTCGGTACGTTCAGTTATTAAC